ACCACCACCACCGATGACGATGTATTCAAAATAACCTGGTGCATATACTTCTTGTGTCATCGCACCTAGTCTGTTTGCTCCTAGTGGCATTTTATAATCCTAATTTCCTAGCACCTAACATAAAGTTAATTACTCCGTTATGCCGCGTATGATTTAGAAAGATTACCTATGTAATTGGTACCATCGTTGAAAATAGTCACGACGTCTATAGCACTTGCGGCTGTTGATAATGTTTTTGATCCACCCGCAAATTTGACAGCAGTTGATCCGTCTGTTCCAAACGTTGCTGTTCTTGAACCTGTACCATCTTGTGTGATGATAAGTGTTACAGAACCACCTGTTGGTAGGTTGCTGATAACAAATCCTGTGTTTGTTGCAAGTGTAACTGTGAACACGGATGCCGCTGAACAATCAACTGTGATAGTTGATGAACTTGTGAGTGCATCAATGTTCTCTTGATAACTTTTCTTGAATTCTAATTTTTCTACTGCTTCGATATGGTCTTCAATTGTTAATTTTGTAGTTGCACCCGATGACGCACCTTTGTTGATTGTTTTAACTCTAAATCCACCACCCCTGTTGGATGCTGAATGTGCCTCTGATGCATATAGATCAACATTAGTGTTACCTGAATAGTATCCTGTACCGTCTGTGTCACCATTCCATCCTGCCGCAAAAAAGTTAAAAATAACATCTCCACTATCTAGATACGCATTTGTGCCGTGTGTGTTTGAATTTGATCTTGCGGCCCATAAAGAGTTGTAGGCATTGGTTGAGAAGTTGTTCAAGATCAATTGTGAATAGTGATATGAACCTGCTGAGTCAACCTGTAGTCCTGTTGGATCCAACATACCAACTTTACCGTCTGCTGATGTTTGGAAATCACCGTCTGCTTGGTCAGTCAATACAATGTTACCACCACCTGTGGCAGTCGTCGCACCATCACCTATTCCAATGATTGGTGCATTTGAAATAATTTTTCCTGTGCCTGATGTGTCTATGTGTAGATCTGCGTTTGAAGCCGCTGTTGAAATATGGTTGTCTGTGATTGTTACACCACTTGCAGTGATATCACCGTTCTGTAGTGTTACACCACCTATGCTGTTGATGTAAGAGTCATCATTTGTGTAGAATCCGTATTTGTTTGTGCCTCCTAATCCATCAACAAAAACTCCGTATTCGTTTGTGATGGCACCATCACCTGATGAACCTTTGACTGCATAGTGATATGCGTTTGTCATTGCAACAGTTTCTGATGTGCCTTCTCCCAATGCTATGTCTGTGACAAAACCATAACCTGAAGTTATAGTCAGTCCACCACCGTTGTCTGTTCCTGTGGTGTTCAATGATGAATACACACCTGTGATGTTGTTCAACGTTGATGCCGCTGATGTTGATGTGTTTTTGATCATAGTCTCTGCATAACGAGTGACTATACCTTTGAAATAGTTTGCTGATGATGTGATAGAGAAGCCTTTCATATCCATCAATGAGAATGTTCCTGATCTCCATCTTGCGTGTGAGTTTGAACTTGAACTTGCTAGTGATACTGATAAGAAATCACCGTTCGCATATCTTCTGTCTCCCGAATCAGAGAATATAGAACTTGCGTTGGCATCCTGTTCAGAGAATACCCTGTTTGCACCAAAGTCGTATCTTGTGTTTGAGTCAAATACACCATCTACAGTTGCACCGTTGGGTGAGAATTCTATAGATCCTGTTCCGTTTGCTTGGAAGAACAATGAGTCATTTGATCTTGTTGTCTTAATAACATTGTCATCAATTGATACAGCGTCATTGGCTATTGAAGTTGTTGCTGTTATGTTGCCTGTAACTGCTAGAGTTGATCCGTTAAATGTTAAATTTGATTCTGCTGTGATTGGTGATGTGCCTGTTCCTGTTAGTACTGCATTGTCAGTCAATGATGAAGCACCTGTACCACCATCTGCCACTGTTAAATCTGTTATTCCTGTAATTGTTCCGCTTGTGATTGCGGCTTTTGTTATAGCAACTGATCCTGTACCATTTGCTGATATCTCTAGATCAGCGTTTGAGGCATTTGACGAAATAGTGTTGTCGTTGATAGTTACACCGTCCAACGTTGAACTGCCTGTGTTTGCAAAACTTGTTAGTCCTGAAATAGTACCACCTGTTATAGCGGCATTTGTTGCTTCTATGGTTGCAACTTTTAAATTACCTGCTGTTACAGAGATACCACCTGACTTGTCACCTGCTGTCGCAGTTGTTGTTCCAAGTGTGAATTCGTCTTCTGACTCATCCCAAATGATCGCGGCATTGTTTCCTGTCGATCCACGTTCAATGATTATACCAGCATCGTTCAACGATTGTGATATACCTGAATTTAATTCTATGATGTTGTCTTCTATGGTTGTGTTTGTTGTGTTGATGGTTGTCGTGCTACCACTAACAGTCAAGTTACCTGATATTGTTTGATTACCTGTTACTGCAAGTGTGCTTGATCCCGCTTGCCATTCCAACGCACCTGAAACTGCTATTGCACTTGAGCCATTTCCTAATAATAATTGATTTGCTGTAAATGTACTTGCACCTGTTCCACCGTCTGCTACTGCAAGATCAGTGATGCCTGTTATCGTTCCGCTAGTGATACCAACTGCTCCTGTGATATCTACATTTTCAGCCAATGTGATTTTTGTTGAATCATCTGAACTGATTGTGGTACCATTGACTTTAACTGCACCCAATATAACATTTCCAGTACCTGCAGGTTGTAATGATAAATCTTCATTGCTTCTTCTTCCGGATATTACACCTGAACCTGCATCTATTTTGATAGACTCTGTTTGGATGTATGAATCATCACCTGTTGTTTGGATGTATCCATAACCAGTGACGTTGTTGCTTAATGTTATGCCTGCACTTGATGAAAGTTGCAAAGCATTTCCATCTTCGTTTGTGACGTTACCAACAAAATTGTGTGAATTGCTTAATAATTTTACATCACTGCCTGGTCTGATCTCACCTGTACCTGCTGGATCAATGATCAAATCTTCATTGCTTCTCAATCCAACGATGGTGTTGTCTGTGATTCTTATTGCATCGTTTTCAATGCTGGTTGTTGCAGTGACTGATCCTGTTACGCTCGTGTTTGCATTCAAGACTATGCTTCCTGATCCTGATGGATCCAAAGTTAAGTCTGCATTTGATGGTGATATTAGTGTTGACCCCGTTGCAGTAAGATCACCTATGCCTGTTGCGGCATCTTGTGTATCCACATATGCCTTAATTGCTTTTGCACTTGCTAAAGTGTCATCTGATCCAGATACGCTCGAAAGATCCGTATCTAAAACACCTGATTTTAAATTATCAACTTCTATGTTTGAAACTGTGTTGTTGTCTACATCAATTGTTTTGTTTGTTAATGATTGCGATCCTGTAAGTGTTGTAACTGTTGAATCAATTGCAAGTGTTACTGTGTTTGATGTTGCACTTGATGATAAACCTGTTCCACCAGCAACTGTCAATGTTTCACTGTCTAGGTCAATAGCAATCGTGCCACTGTCTGTGGTGATGTCTAAATCTTCTGCTGTGATCTGTGTGTCTACGTAATCTTTTACTGCGGCTGATGTTGGTAGTGTTGTGTCATTGTCATTTGAACCAATGCCTTCTGACTCTGTTACTAGTGTTGCCGCTTTGATGTTGTCTACTTCTAAATTTGTTATTGTGTTGTTGTCTGCGTCAATGGCTTTGTTTGTAAGTGTTTGTGAACCTGTCAATGTCACATCACCTGTTGCTGATGTTGTTGCCTCTGCGTTACCTGAAGAGTCAAAACCTAAAACTTTGTTTGCTCTTGTTGCCGCGTCAGGTATTGTCATTGTAGCAGTATCGGTGTTTGGTTCTGCTGTTGATATTGCTCTGTTTTCAATTTTGTCTGTTGCGTCGATCACTGCCTGTGATAAACGATCAAATTCTGCGTTAACTGTGTTTGCCAAGAATGCACCCGACTGTGTGAAGTCTGTTGTTCTTGCTAGATTTGTGTCTCTGACAAATGTTATGACTGTGCTGTCGCTGGGTGCTGATACAAATACAACTGATCCTGTACCTGAAGTACCTGAATCAAACGAAATAGTATAATGTGTTGTTAATGTTTTTTTAGTAGAGCCTTCATATACTGCAATAGACGAACTGTCCGCTATCTCAAAATTGAAAGTAAATGAAACAGTACTTCCATCTGCTGTGTATGCCACTCTAGGCGTTGTTGTTGATGTTGTCATAATATTTTCTTGCTCCTACATATTTAGCGGTTTAATTTAATAAAGTATTCGTAGGCAGTTTATCAAAAATTAAATTGTTGTATGAGCCGCCGTAACGTTTTTTCCTTGCTTCTTTCCTTATCCTCTTTTCTCTTCTCCGGTATCCTTTTGGATCAATCATCTCGTGCAAGTGCTCTGATAACCATTTTCTCACTAAAAGTTTTGTAATCCATAAGTTCTCCAAACCTGTTTGTCCCAATGCCATCCTTGTTATTTTGTATAGGCCTTTTCTAGTGGTCTCGTAATTCCTATCTTGTCCTTGTGCTTGTAGTAGTAATCCACCACCTGCTTGTAAAACAACTGCATCTAACAATTTTGCGGCATCAATGATAGTTGGTCCAAGTTGGTTTCCTAATATTTCTAATGCTGTGCTACGTCTCACTTTTGAATCTGGTGTGAACAGTTGTTCCATCAATTGATCTCCTCCATTTGAAAAAAATATGTCACTCATTATTCCAAACGAACCACCCTGTATCAATGCTCTCTTCATAAACTCGCCGTCATCTATTCTGTACGGCTGTTTACCTGCTATCACTTGTTTGAGTTGTAGCACGGCCGCACTTGAAACAGTGGTCATCGCCGCCAACATCATCAGGTTGGCTATTGCTTCTTCTTTGGGTGCTGACTTCCAATCTCTTGCAACAATCTTCCTCCAAAACGATATTGGATGTGATTTGAATTGTGTCATCGTTGATCCTACTTGCTGTCCAATCTTGTTGTCACTAAAAAATTTTGTAGTTAGTATGTCAAATTGTCCTGGTTTCATGACCATAGTGTCTACTGCGTCTGCCATAGTGGCTATTAATTTGTCTCTGGTGCTTTGTTTTCCAAATGCTACTTGGTGTTGTCTGTCTTGTATTTGGAACAAATCTAATCTTCCGTCAACGTCAAGTGGTTGATCGTTTAACAAATCGCCCCAATCTTTTTTAGTAAGTCCAAATTTTTCAAAATTCTGTTTTACTGGTTTGCTGATGTTATCCCAATCGGTCCTGCTGGATATAAGGTCACCTATGTTTAATGAATAAGCACCCGCGGCTTTTGCCTGTAGCGATCTAGTCCACCAGTTTAATCCTGAATACTTGAATATTAAATTAGCAAAACCACTACCACCTTTTTGGAATCCTGTTTGTGAATCTGTTCCGTCGATCAAACCAAATCTTTCTGTGGCGCTGTCTAACCAACTCTCTTTCATCTCTAACACGTATCTCATATTTCTTTTTGATCCTTCTCCATCAAACCAACTTGCCATTGTACGACTGGCGTCTACACCAAACAATCTTTTTCCTGCGTGTACAAATATTGGTAGATCCATTAGTGCTGTTATTACTGCTGATCCCAATTTACTACCTGCCATAAATCCTCTTAATCCTGCAAGTCTTTGCACAAACTTTGAGTTCTCGTGTACTGACGGATTGACTTGGTTCTCTAACCAACTGAACACACTCCTCATGACTCTGCCATCGTATTCACCACCTTCAAATCTGTTTCCAAATCCTTTGATGCCTTTGCTTGGATCACCTCTCTCCATACGTTTTTTCAATGCGTCTAAACCTCTTTGGTGATTGGGTCCTAGGAACCGTGTAAGTGTTACTTCTCTTGCAAGTTCTCTGGTGTGTTGTTCAATCAATTGTTTGCTTGTTGCGTTGTCTGAAAATTTTGTGTTTACTTCCGTAAATGCTGTGCCATCTCTGTATACCAACTGTTCTCTTTCGTTCTTTGCCAACGGATTGTTGTCTGTTTCATCTTTCAATCTCTTTTCACCTAATGTTCTCCAGTCTGACTCCCCTGTGCCTTTGGACATTTTTTTGTGTATATTTTGTGCAATAGTCCTCCTGTCTGCTATGGTTCCGTGTTTTGCTTCACTCAAACGAGGTGCAAGGTAATCCATAAATTCCTGTTCTTTCATTTTCTTTACAAGGGCGTGTTGGAATCTTACTTTGTTCCCCAACGTCGTTAACCTCATGGTTTTACCTGCCAATGAAAGTTTAGTCTGTGACGTGAGGCTGGTCTCTTCAAAATATGCTTTGGCAAGATCAAACGCTTTTTTGTTTCCTGTTCCTGCTTTAACAGTTGTTGGATTTTGAACAACATTGTAATATTCACTCCAAAAGTCTTTTTTGAATTCTGGTATTTCAACAAGTTCTTCAAATGTTTCACCTTCGTCGAGTATGTTTTTTATTTTGTTTGTGAGATCTCCAAACATTGAGTTCTGTTCACTCCTCAACATCAACTCCATTGGTGATGTGCCTCTGGTGTCGTTGGTGTTAACCAGTGTTCCTATGAATGCTCTTTCTCTAATTTGTTCTGGTGTTGGCTTTTTCTTTAGATCTGTTCTACTTTCATAATATTTTGTTAAATTACGTTCAACGTTTAAAATTGTTTCTGACAACCTCTCTTGGGAGTCAAGTTGTCTTAGTGTTGTTAATACATCTTCTGTGTTTGCAGAAGTTTCTACTTCATCAATACGTTTAACTTGTTTTTGTAGATTGGTTAATCCGTCGGGATTGATGTCAGTGTCTGACTGACCCACCATTGCTTGGTCTTTCCTAAAATTGTCAACTTGTCCTAGGAGTTTTTCTTTTTCTGCATCATCAAGTGTTCTGCCTGTGGTCCTTGTGAAGTCATCAAAACATTTTTTACTCATATTATATTCTCGGTATACAAGCGAACAAATCTTCTTTGGCTTGTAATTCCGTTGCTCCTCTGTTTTGTTTTTCTAATTGTTTTAGTAGTATTTCTCTCATTTCTTTTTCATTGCCTGATAGGTCTTTTGAAACTTTCAATGCGTTGCCTTTCTTGTCAACTGTCCTCAACACCATGGTGTCTTGATCAAACGCCATACCTATTCTTTTTAATCTTCCCATTGTTATGCCTCTACCTGTTATGATGGCTTTGATGAAGTTTGATGAATCACCTTTGTTCTTGTTGTATTCTGTGCCACGACCTGACGTGGACGCATCAACATCATTTAAATTTTTGTGTGATTGAAGTGTTCTCTGTGATTGTTCTTTAATTGTCTCTCTGCCGTTGATTATGTCAAGTGGTTGTTCAGCATTAACCTGACTAGATGATTTAACCGTTTTGTTTGGTTCTGGCACTTCTGCATCTATAGTGTATTTTTTTAATTTTTCTGTTTCTTTGGCACTTAATTTAGTTGTCTTGCCATTTTTTACTCTGAATGCTTGACTAATCTCTCCAGCATCGTTTAATTTAAATTGTATGACTTCACCTTCTATTGTTCTCTCAACCATTGTTGTGTCAAGTTTGCTTTTTATTCCTGTCGCTTTCTCTGTGTCTGCTATCCATTTTTTAAGATTTGGTCTAAAGAAAGTTTGTTCATTGCCGTCATCGAACTCAAAACGTATTTGTTTATCATCGCTAATTTTTTCGTCCAACGTCTTTGCTAATTTTAATATTTGGTTCCTGCTACCTTTAACTACAACTGTGCCTGCATCATTTGATATGCTGATTGATTGTTCAAATGGTTTTGAACTCGTGTCTCCATATGTGTCCACGTAGATAGTTTCCGGTATGTCATCAAGGTTCCTGTTGGCTATGTTTGTGTTGTCAACGGCCCTTGAAGCAAGACTTATTTGAAATCCATCTATCAAACCTTTTACTTGATCACTTACTTCAAAATTTTCGTCTGTCTCTTTGTGTTTTGAGATGTGTTCATCTACCGCACTTTTGCCTGGATAGTTTCCAATGTTTCCACCACTCATTCTGTCAAACAATGCTTTGACTCCTCTGCCTGCACCATATAATCCAACACCTGCACCAAATGCCAATCCAATATTCAACATGGCATCATTGGCTGTGTACTCTTCGCCTCTGGCTTCATATCCTTTTCTGTATAGCGGAACAAGTCCAACTTCTATAGCGGCGTTGCCTGCACCAACTCTAGCGGCGTTCTTTAAAAAAGTATATCCTGCTTTGGCTGTTCCTAGTGGTAACAAGTTTACTGGGTCTAATATAGCACCCCCAAACATTCCTATCATCTGTCCTGCCGCACCAAGTGATGAACTTTTGTTCATGGTGTCTTCTGCTTCTCTTCTAAAGTCGTAATTTTCTTTTATTCCTGCGGCATAATCTAGTGTAAGGTATGGTTCCCAAGCCACTCCTGGTGTGTAGTATGGGTGTGACTCGTTCCATTGGTCTTCTGGTATGTAATCAGTGCCGTGTATCTGTGCTGTGGCTTTTGCATTAAGATTTGTTAACATCGATATAGATGTTTCACGTAAACCTTGTAAACCACCAATTGCTAAATTTTCTCCAAATGATCTTTGTCTGATCTGTGCATCAGCGGGCGACTCTATTTTGTTTCTTCTTAAACCTTTTATAGGCATCTAGGTCTCCTTTACCTTCTATAAACAATAGTTCCGTATTTTTGTTCCCACCACTGTGACTCATCTACTTGTGTTTCTGTGCCATCATTATAGTAACTACCATAACTGTATCCTGAATAAGTTTCTTGTATATCTGATGGTGAATGAGGTGCATTCCTTGTTATGCTTGCCAACGTTTGTAACACCGTCTTAACTGTTGCTTCATTGTTTTTAGTTGTTGGTGGATTGTTTGGATCAATTTTTGCCAATTCCGCTTTAACGTATTCAACGTTTTTTGGATTTTTTAATTTTGCTAGATATGGGATCGTTGACATATGCTCAAACATCCAATCTTCGTATGAACCTTCTTTTATGGCTAGACTAATTGCATTCAACTCTTTCATCATGTTGTCGTCTGAACCTGTAAGTGCAAGTGCGAACTTGTCAATGTATGCTGTTCCTTGTTCTGCGCCATTGTCATCTCTGTTCACCATTGTTTCTGTAAAATACATGGCCAATTTTCTGGCTTTCTGTTCTGTAGTATCATCAATGTTGTAAGTAAATTCTTCACTAAACCCTGGCATCGCTTCGACTGTTCTTTCTGTTGTGAATTTAGTGTTCTTCTCAAAGTTGCTGTACCAGTTGTTTGGTGTGTCTAACTGCCAAGTCAATTCTATGTCTTCACTTTGTACTACGTCTTTGTTTGCAGGTGTGTAAATTAATTCACTGTAAATTAAATCATTTGCACCACTAGGTAACAATGCTTTTGGTTGTATTCCAAATTTGGATTCATTGTTAACAAGAATTAATGCACCATCTTCATAACCAAATGTGTAATTTTTATTGTCTTTGATAAAATCAGTCAATGTTTCACCACCACCAAGTATTATGTTGTAATCACCTGGGTTGGCTAATATGTCATTGGCCGCTTCAACAAACGCTTTGCCATCTTCGTAGTTTGGCAACATCATTTGTGTACCATTACTAAATTCTACTGTTTGAAAATTTTTGTTTAAAAAGTTGAATGCTCTCTCCATTGCTATGTCGTGATCAACTGGATTAGCACCTCCCCTCGCTTGAAAATAAATGTTTTTGGCTGTTTCTTTTACTGCCGCATAATATCTCACGTTACCTGGTAACACATCATTAAACTGTGTTTCAAAATTTAGATCAAAATCGTCAATGTTCTCGTTTATTGTGCTTGAATTCCTTTGTGTTGTATTTGCTTCATTGTCTATCCTATCTGCCGTAGCGGCCCATAGTGTTCCTATGTCTGACTGTGCTTCTATACCAGTGTCTTCAACTAAATGTCCCATTACTAGATATGCAAGGTCTCCGCCACCCTCTGTTATTGTCTTACCATCAGGTGTGACTGCTGTTTGTACAAAGTTTCCATAAAACTTTCCGTATTTGTTTTTAAAATTTATTATCAATCCAATTGCTTGTTCTCTTGACGTGGCTGTTTTTATTTGATCAAGTTCTGCTTTTACTAAATCTGGTGGAAATTTAATTTTTTTATATGAGTAAGGAAAATATTTTTGAACAACAGGTAAAACTGTTGTTTCTATGGCTTGTTCAGATGTGTAATCAAATTCAAATTTTTCGTCTATGTTTTTTTCGATGTAACCAATCTGATTACCGTTTTCTATTGCTGTTTGTTTTTCTTCCTGAACTGTTTGTATTCTTTTTAATATTTCATTTTTCTCTTCAATTAAAATATCTTTCTCTTGTTGAGTAAGGTTGCTATAATCTGCAACTAATTCGCTGGGGTAATCTGGATCTATCTTTGTGTCACCATTTCTAATCAGTGCTATGTCCTCATTTATCTGTGACTCTATTTCTGTGATGCCTGTGATGCTTGAATTTTTTGCTATATTAACTACTACACCAATCCTAAATGCATTACCTTCTTGAATTTTCATTGACGTTATTTTGTCTTCTGTTAAATTTTTAATTTTTAATGGACCGTAATCAAACTTTTCATCCAAACGTTTTCCGTCCATTTGATCGTTCATAAAATTTGTGTGTCTGTCTGTTTCTACTTTTATTTCTGATGCATATGCTTTGTTGCTGTCTTTAACGTATTTTGCCATTTCCGAATTGTATAATGTAAGATCCCTGTAACCTAATGTTGATTTGATAGGTAATGTATCTCCAAACGTTTCTTGTAGTTCACTCAACACTTCTGACTTATTAGTTCTAAGGTCCGCTAAAATTTTGTCTCTTTCTTCAACTGTCTCTGCGTTGGTCCATGCATATTTCAAATATGTTAATTCTATTGCATTTCTAACCTTGGTCATTTTTACATCTATCTCAGATGCATTTAAATCAAGTGCGTTTGGACCTAAGTCTGTCAAGTAGTTGGTCAGTGCTGGTATGCTAATATCTATTTGTGTGTTGCCGTCTAATCCTTGTGTCTCTATACTGCCAACAAGTTTTCCAAGTTCTGTGTCAATACCTGTACTAATTTCTAGTATCTGTTGATCCTTCTGTTGTAGGATGTCAGCACCAGTTACTTGTATAAGATTGTTGCTGTTAACTTGATCAAATTTTAAAGAAAAATCTGGTTGTAAATCACTGTTTATAGTTCCTAAAAATTCTGACTTGTATTCATTTGCTTCTATTGTGTATGCTCCTGGATTGGTACTGTTTTTTGATCTTATTTCTTGGAGTTTAGTTTCAAACTCTGCAGACTTAGATGCCACGTATGCTGTCTTGGCTCCTTTTTGAAATGCTTGTCCAGTAAGTGATGCTGGATTGTAGGCTCCTAGGTATGTGTTCTCTCCTTTTTCTAATGCCTCTACTTGTTTTTTCTTACCCAGTATCTCTGCTTCATTCACTGCTGTCGCGTCAGCAACGTTGTTGGCAATGTTAGTTACATCGCTAACAATGTTCTGTAATGCCGCACCTGATTGAACAGGTAAGGTAAATTTTTGTTGAGGTACTACTGAACCCCCTGTGTATGTTGGTATCTTAACTGATTTCCTTGCCATTAATTGTCATCCATTTTATTTGTATTGCTTAAATCTTTTGTAGTTGTGTCTGTAGTTGTGTCAAAGTTTCCAAACCCTCTTGTGCCAATTGTTGTCACTGCTCTAGTGTATCCACCTATCACGGACATTTTTGCTTCTTGTCTAAGACTTGACGCTGAGAATTGTTTACTTAATATGTTTTGTGATGTATTGAATGCATCAATAAAATCATCTTCTGCAAAAGTTGCCGCAGTTTGTCCTAAAACGTCTGACGGTGTACCTGCAAGTGTTACACCTGTAACTCCGTACAATGCTCTTTGTTTTCCTACCGCGGCTCTAAGTGCTCTTGCTCTTTTAACTTTTCTAAGTGCATATGCATCTTCTTCGCCTTTGACTTGGTAGTCTACAAAACCTGCTTTAGCATTTAATTGATTTGCTTGTAAGTATCCTGTATATATTGATCCTGCCGCTCCAATAACCGGTGCCGCAATCTTGGCAACACTTGCCAATGTTTGTAATGTTGATGATGCCCGTGCCGCCTGTATACCACTCTGTATGGCTGTGCCTGCAGACGAGAATAAAGACGTACCACCTGTTGCATAAGCGGCCGCTCCTATCAATGCTATTTTGGCTAAATCATTTTTTGGTGCACACATTAAGTTCTTTTCCTCTCGACTAGATAAATTTCTTCATCTCCTACGTAGTAAGATGCGAATTGTTTAAATTTTAATGTATTTAACCATTTTACGCTGTCAACGTGTTTAGACCAAACCTGCACCACGTGTCTTTTTGTAGGGTGTTTTTTTATACTGCGATTAATAAGGTCTAATGCTTCTCTGGTTATCCTGACAAAAAAATCTTTTACTAATGGTGTAGATATAAACCAATACCAAACTTCGTCATCGATCACATGAGTGCCTGCCGCTAAAAAAGGAACACCGTTATATGTTCCTGTTACACCATCTTCCAACTGTTCGTATTTGTTTAATATATGTGCTTTGGTATATCCCATCAACATAAGTTCCATTTGATCCGCAACTCTGCAGTTATCGACCACATATTTGAAATGTGAGAAATTTAAAGGATGTCTTACTGGTTGTCTAACCTTGATCTTGTAGTTTTCCTGCTCCAACTTTTATCTCCGTCGTAATACTTAATATAGTACATGGCAACGGGTCTTCTATTGTGACAGTAACCGTGGGTCTATTGCTGTAACCAGTCAATCTAATTCTTTTTTGTCCGGTAAAAGAAGTGACTTGTTGGTCAAGCAATGAATCACCTAATGATCTAAATGGTACTGTTATACCATCAACTTTACAAGTTTTTGAATTTAAGAATTGTAATTCTACAAAAAGTTTTCTAACTCTTTCTCCTAGTGTGCTCTGTCCTCCTGCTTGTATCACTACAGGCAAAGTTTTTGCTGTTGCTGTGTATCCATTTCCAATCTGTGTAGATGAACTTGTTCTTGTCAATGTAAAATTACCTGCGTTGGTAACTGTAAGATCTGGATGAACCAAACCATCTGCTACCACTTTGACTGTTTGTCCTTCAAGTCCAACTGCGCCTGTGAACGAGGAACCATCTGACTCTGTTGTGTGATATGAATCCAAGAACACATTGTCTTCTGTAAGTTTTTCTAAAAACACACCTGTCTGTAAAGTTGAACCATCGTTGTCATATCTTTGTACCAATGCATACAATGAATCATCTACAACTGTCAATGCCTTAAAGTTTCCGTTTGTTGTCCATTTGTTCCAACCTACAACAGAAAATTCAACGTTGATACCTAGGCATCCTATACTACCATCTGAATTCAAGGCAAACACATAGTTGGTGTTCTTGTCTGAATAATTTTGTAGGTAAGCAAGTTGTGTTGCACCTGTTAATATATCGTGGTGTACCAATGAATAGTTTTTGGCACTGAAGGCATCTGTTGCAAAGTTATAAACAAATGCTCTAGATTGTTTGCCTGACTTATCATTGAACAATACTTCGTTATCAACTACCGCTGGTGTTGTAACGCCATTAGCAATTCCATAACGTGTTTGTTGTCTGACAAGTACATTTGAAGGAGTAATCGGTTCACCTGATAAATCAAATTCACCATCTGAAGTGAATATGAATAATGATTGTTGTGACACCATGTGTCTGATAATGTTCAATTGGTCTGATGCTATTGTAAATGTAAATGCCGCATCGTCTGTAACGTCACCTGTGGTTGTTGTTGAACCACCCGACTCTGTTACAACTTTTGTTAATGGATTAAAATTAAAAAAATCACCTGACTGTGATCCAAACACCGTTTGTGGTTTGTCTCTGCTACCACCAAATATTAATCTGTTCTGGTGGAACGATACTGATCTAGGAAAGCCACCACCTTGTGTTGCTGGTAGATTTGAAAATGCTGTTATTTCCCATTCATTACCTGTGGCACCTTCTGTATCAACCATATCAAAAATTACATCTGCTGTCATAACAGTGGCCGATGACCTTGTTTTTAATTGTACAAGTCCTCCATTGATTGACACGTACATATTCTTGTGTCCATTTGGCCAATCTGCATCTACCCAAGTGTATGAGCCTGAACTCAATGTCATATTGATTCCTGTGCCTGTTGTTGCACTTGGTGTCAGTGTTGTTGCAAAATTAAAATTTGCCAACGGAATAAAATCAAAAGATAGATTACTTGCTGTCCAATCCGAATTGACTGATCCCCTAACCAATGATATAGGTTGCAGGTCTGGATGGCACATGATCATTTGATCAAATGATTGTGTTATTCTTAAATCTGGAAGTTGTGCTGTTGTTACAGGAAAAACTTGTCCTCCTGATCCATTTGTTAAATGTGCAACTCTTGTGTCTTCATAAAAGATATGCATCTGTGCTTCAACTGAATCAGTCTTTGGTTCAAACACAATTACGTATTCTTGTCCGTCAGTGTATCTGAAAGGTATTAGTCTACTGTTAACGTTAAAACCGTTTGTGGTTAATGCTGTTGATCCATCTGGTGTTGTTGTTGCGTCAGGATCTGCTGATATGAATTGAAAACCTTTTCTCTTTTCCATTCCACCTTGTGGAAGCAAAAGCATATTGGTACATTCTTCTAAACCGTTTTTATAGAGAGGTGTGTCTGTTCGCCCCGTCATGAACGGACCAACTTGACCTACGTTGAAACTTATTTGCGAGTGCCTTCTTACTGTCATTCATTAACTAGTTGGGTGTCTTAACCTACCATTCAGCGAACTGTTAGTTCCAATGTGTGCTTCAACTAATCTACCTGCAGGAACAATATTAACTGATGGGTTTTCTTGTCCATCTGCAATTCTGCTGGCTCTAAGTTTCAACTGGAATTCTTCTGTAAGCCTTCTTGTAAGTGATCCAACTCCTGTTATAGATTCATTTATCTCTGCGGCTAATTTTGCAATTAGTGCCTCAATAAAAAATACTGGAAAATTACTTTCGTCTAGTCTTTGTACATATTCAATGTTCAACGGATCTGTGTTTGAATATACTTTGTTGCTTTCAATTGAATAATCTGTTATTGCATAACCGCTTTTGTCTACCATACCTTTTACTCTGATGATATCACCAGGTAGTGTGTGTACTTTGGTATAACTTGCGTCTACGGGTGTTTCGTTTGTTAAACTTAATGCTTGTTTGGTAACTGCAAAGTTCCAAAATGTATAATACAACAATCCATCTCTAGCATTGTCATACATTGTTGAACAAGTGTTTGCTTCGTGTGAACCATCTGTGAAGGATGAGATTGTGTTTGCACCACATTTTACCAGTGCTTGGTTTGATATAGAAACTTTTGATTCAGCCATTTTTTAATTCCTTTAAATTTTAATATATTTAGCGGATAAAAGAAATGCGGGCCTCCAACAATCCAATATGAAGACCCGCATTCGTAAAACTAAGAGTGAGGTAAATCCTTTCTTAATTTAATTTAAACTGATTACTCAGTTACTTGTACTTCTACAACGCCGTCTGCATCGATTACTGCCGCACCACAAGACATTTCTCCTAAGATTAATGTACTTGCTTTTTGTGGAACGTAATTTATGTTTACGGACATATCTGCACCAATTGCCAAGCCTACAGATGATTTCTGTAAAGCGTAACATTTTCTTACAACTGAATCTGCAGTTAATAAGTTTGATACGATTACTTTGAATCCAAAAATATTTGGAATGAAACCAGATGCTAATGCTGTGTCTGTTATAACACCGTTAGCCGCTGATACCAAAGTAGTGTCAGTTAACAAATCAGTCAACGCCGCTGGTGAAACGATAAGTGCTCTGTCGTTTGAAGGTACGTCAAGAGCGTTTAACGCCTCGTGTACTTCTAACATAGCCGCTTTGTTTAAACCGTTTGCGCCTTGCGATGTTGTTTTGATGTTTGTTGGAGTTGATGCATCTAAGGCATCTACGATCGATTGATCCGTGGCTCTCGATAAAGCCGAGGCAATGGATGTTGCGAATGTAGATCTTAAGTCTGCATTTGTTTTTACTTCGTCAAGTGTTTGAACGTATTCACCTGCATGAAAGTTTGCCATAGTCGCTGAGACTGTTGCATTCTGAGCAGTTGAACCAGTGTATGCACCTGGTGAAGTTAAAGATTTAGAAGTATCAGACATTACTACGATATCTTCAAATCTTGCTTTGTTCTTGATTGAACCACCTTTAGTCATCGTGTGAAATTTGTAAGTGTTTCCAGTTACGTTTCTCACAACTCTAACTGCGTCCATCAAGTTTGATGTTTGTTGCTGGTAAGCCTGTTTAACGTCATCACTAAACATTGTTGTGAATGCGTTTGATACAGAAGTACCTGCGTTTGCTACTAGTGCCATGGTATATGGTCTCCTTAGTTGTTAGTTGTTGTTTAATTTCACGCTTTTTGAATTGTGTTATACTTTGAATGGGCCTTTCGGTTGTCCTTCTTATACAACGTTCTAGAACTTGTATTTTACAGCAATACCAACTGTTTGTAATCTTGTACAACCAAAGTAGGCCTTACGGTTATCTACGCAACTATTTATAATTGATAAGGAAATCAGTATCTGTGTTGATTGTAACATCTGGATAGTATTGGAGTATTTTTTGGAACGTGTGTCCGTATCTCCATTCAGGAACTTGATTGTGTTTAAGGCTAACGTTTGTGTCTGTCTTACCTCTGTAAACAGAATCAGGTCCTCCATCAAAACCAATAACATCAATGTTTTCAAAACCCATCTGTGCGGCCAACACTATTGCTATCTCTCCTGTTAACCAACTGTTCATCCTGATGTATGGAAAACGTATCTCTCTCATATCCGGTACGGTTATTGTGCTGACGTCTCTGTGTGCTCTGTGTGAAAGGAATGGTACGTATACTTGTTCAACACCATCACGTGACATCTCTTCTAACACTCTCCTGTCTTTTGCAACAAGGAATGTTGGTGTGTGTTCTTTGTATAATTGATTGCAACCAAAAGTTGGATGCCTTATGTCATCTAGATTATATTTTTTACGACTTGCACCATTGCCAATAACAGTACAGTCTAAACATAAATTTGTTCTATTGGTCTTCTTTTTCCCATTGTTCATACATTAAGTCTCTGCCTGATTTAAACAGATTCCTTTCTTCTCTGAACACATATGGTTTCAGGTGTGAATTTTTTATTCTGTCAAATAAATCTTCTGGATGATGAAACGTTGTGTCTTGTAGATCAAATGTTGTTGCACCTTTGTCAAACATTTGACAAACCAGTTTTGGTTCATCGTCGTCTGGATACCAAACACTTGTCTCATTAAATTGTCCGCACATATTATTTGTAGATGAAAGGATCTTTTGCTCTCAACCTTTCTACTAATTCATTGTGGTCTTCATCTTTTTTTAATTTTTCCATTGTGTTGTAGTATGCTGAGTCCCACCAACTCAACTCATTGTTGTCTAATGTTTTGAATCCTTTGTCCCTGTCCAGGTATTTGTAATCTACTTTTTCAATATCAAACTGTGCCAACCAAGTGAATATGGTTTTGATTTTGAATTCTTTGCAAGAATAAACATCCAATTGTATCACTGCGGGTTCTAACCAACTGTGGAATGTTACGGAACTGGTGTCTATGATAGCAACAGAACTGTATCCTTCATTGCCTTCCACATCTGACCATTCTGTGTGTGGACCCGACAGTATGTTCATGTCAATGTTTTTGATTAAATTTTTTATTTCGTTGTCCAAACGTTCTCGGTCTTTGAACAGAGGTGGTGAATTGACCTCCGCTCGTACCAATAGATGCTTGTGTACCAATTGAGGAGTCATTAAGAGTGTTTTTTGATTACTCTTAATTTTAATGTAGTGGATGCACCTCTGTGTTTTTTGAATCTGCCTGTGTGCTTCATCAGTTTAGGACCCGTCTTGCTCTTCATAAAATGGAATCCTCGGGGTGCTTTGATTGTTTTTTTCATTGTTTCTCCTAGGTTATGTTGTTCTGGAACAGTACTTTCAACAATATCGTGAACATACCACCTATCAATGCTGTGCTGGATATCCAAACCACCAATTCCAAACGATTGATACGTTGCATCATCCTGCTCATTATGTCTTGTGTTTGCTTTTGCATTATTCTGCAGAGTTTTTCGTGCTGGTCCATTCTGTAGTGGGCCATTTTTGATGTGGTAAGTCGTTGTCTAGTCGCCATTGGTATTTTCCTTATTTGGTGAAAAGTGAACGGAGTGCCATGGTGCTGGTCTTCCATGAGTGTTTCGCAGTATTTCTCCAGTTTCTACCGATTGACACCCAATGATTTTTTTGTGACCATTGCCAACCACTTTCTTCGTTATCACTGCAGAAGGCTTGTACTCCTGACCACGATGGTAATAACGTGTCTGTGTCTGACTGAGACCTTTGTTGGTCTTTTTCCCTGGCACTTTCGATCTCCATTGTTAGTACGCTTTTCTCTTCGTTCTTTTTGCACCATAAGAAGATTTCTTCTTTGTGCTCGGTCTTTTTCTACCGTATCTTTTTGCTTTGGTTTTTTTCATTTTTTTCCCTCCAGACCAACTGGTCACAAAAGATCTTGATACTGTTGTTCCCGCTGGCATAACTTTATTTAACTCTATCCATTTTTATTGAATGTTTTAGACGGCTTGTAGTTTCGGTTCATGTGCTTGAAGTGTTGTGAACGAGTGCCCACGTAACAGTTGCCCCTGCTCCATGGTTTCTGGTTGTCCTTCCTGCACAACATCAATGTGTCTCCACCGTTCCTGCCCCTCTTGTGCCAGTTGTGACCCCAGAGATACCTGTAGTCGGTCAGTGACAGTTTCCATACCTCTCCACGGAATACTGCCTGTGCCTTGCTCCTCAGCATCGCCATGTTCTGTGCCTTGACGACAGGGTCAGGCCCGTGCTTCCACACCCACGGCCTAGGGCCGGTGCAATGGTTGACACGGTTGCCCACTGGCTTGTCGTAGCGGCCGGTCCTGTAGCCTTCACGAAGTGTGCGTGATATGGCCTCTCGGTGTGCGGGTGATATAATCCTTCTTTTGCGTTTCGCAAATTTTTGTGTTTGCTCCATTTTTGTCTCCTTGTGTATATACAGTATTTATTGTCCCCTGCACCCTTGACACCGTGAGTTGACTGGTTGGCCCGATTCTGGGTCAGAGTGGGGGCGGGTGCTTATAACGGTGGCCGAAAAAAATGCAACTTGCCACCCACCTAAAAACCTAGCAAAACTGGGGGTATGGTGTTTTCCACAACATCCTGTGCCACCCCGGTCAAAGTTTTTACCATCCGGAGCCACCACCCATGGGTCCACCGTTTCTACAGTAGAGCCACACCGGATCACATCATTCGGTACGTTGGTAATACTGTTGGGACGGTGGCAGAACGGCCACACCTAGGCTTATCTATATAATAGCACATATTCCCACTGTGTCAACCGGTGGATCTAGGATCTCCTTCTGGTGGATCACCGTGAGGCCAGTGGCCATTCTGGCTCGACACTAGATGTAGTCTTTAAACGTTGGCTGGCTGTCACACTCGGGGAGGCTGTCGTCTTTGTATGTTGGTAAGGTCGTTTGGTCCAAATGAACCATTCTGATTCCTGCTCACTAAATATTCCAGTGCAGTATCATTCCAAAATAGTTCTCCTTGCAGAGTCTATCTCCTGGTACTGCACCCTTTAATCTAGTCGAACAGCAACACAATAACCACTGCCAGTTCTATCACTATAACTGTGTGGTAAAGTGTCCATAGTATTTCTCTGTTCTCTTGTTTCATTGCATTAGTACTTGTTGGTTTGATTGCCCCACACTCGCCAACCCTCTGTTTGTGTCCTTGCGAACATTTCCAATCTAGGTCTATCTCCAAACAATCTCACTATGTCATCTCTGACTCTGTCTGGTTTCCTTGAGTGTTCTCTGCGTGGTTCTTGTATGATCTGATGCACATCCCGGTTGGCTCTGGCAAATCCTCGACCTCTCTTGGCCAACAGGCATATCTCTGCGTTTGCTTTGGTGTAGTTGCCCAGTCCTGCGTATGGTCGACCATTGTTCCGGTTGGTCTTTACCCACACGAATGCTGTGGTTATGTAGCGGAATCCCCAGGCAGGTATCACTGTTTGGATGCAACGATCTAGGTAAGGCATGGTGCTCCATATGAACAGATATGCATCGTCACTGCACCAATCCTGCACCGGTATGTCTGCTATCTCCTGTGTGGTCATTGTGGGATACTTGTCAGTCACTCCGCCACCAAATAGTGTGCCTGTTCGCCTTGTGGCATAGTGCCAGGGTGGGTCAGCATATATGATCTCGTAGCACACGTTACAGCATCCATACTACCAATGCATATCTTGTACCTT